AATTAAATTAACTTAAATTAAATAAAATGGCAAAAGGAACAAACGCAAAAATTAAAGAACTTAAAGGTATTAAACCTGAGAAAATAACTGACGAGCAGTTAAAGAAAGTTCAAAGCACGGTTAACGTTATTAACAGGGGACAAATGGAACTTGGATCTATGGAGATTCAAAAGCATGAAATAATCCACGATATGGCTATAAGAAGAGATGAATTAACTTTACTTCAGTCAGAGTTTGAAAAAGAGTATGGTACTATTGATATTAACATTCAAACCGGAACAATAAACTACGGAGACGATGTCAAAGCTGATTCGTAAAATATCCATAGGTAAGGACTATAAGAATGATGCTATGCACTATGCCGTGGGGCAAGAAGTGTATGGTGGTCATACTATTTGTGATATCTTAGAGGAAGAAAACAAATTCTCTGTTTATATTAAAAAAGGTAAAAACGTTTTACCGTGGAAAGACTTTAACAAGAATATGGCGGTATCTGTAGAGTATAACTTACAGTACTAATGAAAAGTGTTTACAACTTTGTTGTAACACCAAAAGGAGAAAGATATAACAATACTAAAAAACTTGATGGTGGAGAGTTAATCCTTAACACCGAGATATATAACCATCAGTTTGTTAATAGAGAGGCTATTGTGATATCGACACCTATTATTGGTGATACAGATATAGAAATAGGAGATACGGTGCTAGTACACCACAATGTATTTCGTAGATGGTATAATGTAAAGGGAATTGAAAAGAATAGTAGAAGTTATTTTGATGAATCAAATTACTTCATATCTTCAGATCAAATCTTTTTATACAAAAGAGATGACAAATGGATTTGTCCTAAGGGATATTGTTTCGTAGCTCCATTAAAAGCTACAGATCAATTTAACATTGAATCTGAAAAACCTTTACAAGGTATCGTTAAATATTCTGACGGTACGGTTAAAGTAAACGATCTAGTTGGTTTTAGACCAAATAGTGAATACGAGTTTATCGTTGATGGCGAGAGACTATATCGAGTTTTATCTAATTTTATTACAATCAAATATGAACATCAAGGAAACGAAGAAACGTATAATCCAAGCTGGGCACAAAGCAGTGGAGGAACTAATTAAAGTAGGTGAAGAACCTATTGTAACTGACTCTGAAGATGATTTAACAGCTGACAAATTAAAGAATGCCGCAGCATCTAAAAAACTAGCTATATTTGACGCATTTGAGATACTTAACAGAATTCAAGAAGAAGAGAACCTTTTGGAAGGCAAAGTGCCTGAAGAAAAGAAAGAAAGAGTTTTCAAAGGATTCGCAGAAGGAAGATCTAAATAATGTACGAGCAAAATTTAGTTAAAACCGTTGAGCCTGTAAAAAAGACTACTATCAGTAGACTTAATAAAGGCAAGAAATGGAAACATGGATATAATAAAGAGCACGATATTATAGTACTATCTCACAGCGGCCAAATTGGTGAGATAATAGAAATACAAGGATTAGTCATAGCGCTACCAAAAGTCCCTAAAGAAATATACAAAGATACTAAGAACAAATGGGTGAAATTCGAGTATCCCAAGGAGTTACAAAGAATTAAAAATATATTTGATTGGAGAAACTACCCGGAAAGCAGTAAAGAAAAATGGTACGATTATATAGATGTGGAGTTCAAGAGAAGGGAAGAGGGATTCTGGTTCACAAATAATGGTAAACCAACCTGGATAACTGGTACGCACTATATGTATTTGCAATGGAGTAAGATAGATGTTGGAGCTCCAGATTTTAGAGAAGCAAATAGATTGTTCTTTATATTCTGGGAAGCTTGTAAGGCGGACAAAAGATGCTATGGGATATGTTATCTTAAAAATAGACGTTCTGGATTTTCTTTCATGTCGAGTGCCGAAACCGTTAATTTAGCCACCCTTGCGAGTGATAGTAGATATGGTATATTATCTAAAACAGGTTCAGATGCGAAAAAAATGTTTACAGACAAAGTGGTTCCTATATCGATTAACTATCCATTCTTTTTTAAACCTATCCAAGATGGTATGGATCGCCCAAAATCCGAGCTTGCTTACAGGGTACCTGCTAGTAAGTTTACGAGAAAGAAAATCACGGCGAATGAAAAGTTGGAAGATATTCAAGGATTAGACACTACTATAGATTGGAAGAACACTGGGGACAATAGTTATGATGGGGAAAAACTAAATCTACTAGTACACGATGAAAGTGGTAAATGGGAGAGACCCGACAATATATTAAATAACTGGAGAGTTACAAAAACATGTTTACGTTTAGGTAGTAGGATAGTTGGTAAATGTATGATGGGCTCGACTTCAAACGCTTTAGATAAAGGTGGAGAGAATTTTAAAAAACTATACAATGCCTCGGATGTCACGAAACGAAATAGAAATGGTCAGACAAAGTCTGGCTTATACTCTCTTTTTATCCCAATGGAATGGAACTATGAAGGATTTATTGACGAGCACGGATTTCCAGTCTTTACTACTCCTGATATCGACAGACTCACACCAGACGGTGAACTAATAGATGTAGGTGTAATAGATAACTGGCAAAATGAAGTTGATGGTTTAAAGGGAGATTCAGATGCTTTGAATGAGTTTTACCGTCAGTTTCCTAGAACTACCGAACACGCTTTTAGAGATGAGGCAATTGGAAGTATATTTAATTTAGTTAAAATATATGAGCAGATAGATTATAACGAGGAGATGTCTAGAACGTTAGGAGTTACAAGAGGTAACTTTCAGTGGGTTAACGGGGTCAAAGACACGCGGGTGATATTCTATCCAGATCCAAAAGGTAGGTTTAAAACTAGTTGGGTTCCACCTCAGCAGTTACAAAATAGAGTGATACTCAAAAATGGTATTAAATATCCTGGTAACGAGCATATGGGGGCCTTTGGTTGTGATAGTTACGATATATCAGGAACAGTAGACGGACAAGGATCAAAAGGAGCTTTACATGGTTTAACTAGGTTTAGTATGGAGGATGCTCCAGTTAACAGTTTCTTTTTAGAATACCTGTCAAGACCCCCAACAGCTGAGATATTCTTTGAGGACGTTCTAATGGCTTTGGTATTTTACGGGATGCCTATACTCGCTGAGAATAATAAACCCCGTCTCTTGTACTATCTAAGGCGTAGGGGATATAGAGGGTTTAGTATGAACAGGCCGGATAAAGTTTGGAATAAATTATCCGTAGCGGAAAAAGAAGTAGGAGGTATACCTAACTCCTCGGAAGATATTAAACAAGCACATGCCGCCGCAATAGAAATGTATATACAGGATCACATTGGAATCAAACAAGATGGAACGTTTGGTGATCTATATTTTAATACTTTATTGAATGATTGGGCAAGATTTGATATAAATAAAAGAACAAAGTTTGATGCGTCTATAAGTTCTGGTTTAGCTATTATGGCTAACAACAGACATTTGTATGCACCAAACGCAAAGGTTGAAAAGCAACCATTAAATATAAATATTTCTAAGTATAGTAATACTGGGAGTAATTCACAAATAATCAAATAATAAATATGGCACACTCTGGTATTAGAAGTTATTTCCCAAGTCAAACTGTAAGCGATGCTGAAAAGCTGAGCTACGAATATGGTTTGAAGGTTGGGAAAGCTATAGCTGCTGAATGGTTTAATAACGACAAGACATATAATAGACATAAGACTAGTAGTAATAATTTTCATAACTTAAGATTATATGCTAGAGGTGAACAGTCTACACAAAAATATAAGGATGAGTTATCTATAAACGGTGATTTGTCCTATTTAAATTTGGATTGGACACCTGTGCCAATTATATCTAAATTTGTAGATATAGTTGTTAACGGTATGACTGATAGAATGTATGACATAAAAGCCTTCTCCCAAGATCCCTATGGTGTTGAGAAGAGAACAGAGTATATGGAATCGTTGTTGAGAGATATGAGGTCTGAGGAATTCAACAAGACCGCTATGGCTGGATTTGGCGTAGATTTAACGGAGAACAATCCTGACGATATACCAGAAACAGAAGAAGAGTTAAAATTACACATGCAGTTAACTTACAAGCAGGCTGTGGAAATAGCTGAAGAACAAGCGTTAGGAGTTTTAATGAAGGGTAATGATTATGAGTTAATTAAAAAACGGTTTTATTATGATTTAACTGTCTTAGGTATAGGAGCGGTTAAAACAACTTTCAACACTTCAGAAGGCGTTGTTATAGACTATGTTGATCCAGCTAATTTAATATATTCACATACGGATTCTCCTTACTTCGATGATATATACTACGTTGGAGAAGTTAAAGAGATACCTATAAATGAACTAGCAAAACAGTTTCCCCATTTAACAGATACCGATTTAGAGGAAGTAGTGCAAAAAAACACCTTCATAAATAGCAATAGTTCTTCGAGACGCTCTGATTACGGTAACGATACTAACAAGGTTCAAGTATTATACTTTAACTATAAAACCTACATGAATGAGGTTTATAAAGTAAAAGAAACTGGTAGTGGTGGCGATAAGGTGTTAAAGAAAACAGATTCTTATGATCCCCCTAAAAACAAAGAAGGTGATTATGGTAGAGTATCTAGATCAATAGAGTGTCTATATGACGGGGCTATGATTCTTGGTTCTGATAAACTGTTAAAATGGGAGATGGCAAGGAACATGATAAGGCCAAAAAGTGATTACACTAAGGTTAAGATGAATTATTCTATTGTAGCGCCTAGAATGTATAATGGTAAAATTGATTCGTTGGTTAGACGTATAACGGGTTTTGCTGATATGATTCAACTTACTCATTTAAAACTACAGCAAGTAATGTCTAGATTAGTGCCGGATGGTGTTTATTTAGATGCTGATGGTTTAGCTGAAATTGACTTAGGTAATGGCACAAATTATAGCCCTCAAGAAGCTTTAAACATGTTCTTCCAGACAGGGTCTGTTATTGGTAGGAGCTACACGAGTGAGGGTGATATGAATCCAGGTAAAGTACCTATTCAAGAAATATCTAGCGGTAGTGGTGGCCAAAAAATGCAATCTCTTATAGGCACATACAATTATTATCTACAAATGATAAGAGATGTGACTGGTCTTAATGAAGCTAGAGATGGTAGTACGCCAGAGAAAAACGCTTTAGTTGGAGTTCAGAAGTTGGCAGCTGCAAATTCAAATACAGCAACAAGACATATATTAGAAGCTGGATTATTTTTAACAGCTCAAGTGGCCGATTGTCTTACCCTTAGAATATCTGATATTATAGAATACTCGCCCACTAAGGAGGCTTTTATACAAGCCATTGGGGCTCACAACGTCGCTACGTTAGAAGAAATGTCTGAGTTACATTTATATGATTTTGGTATATTTATAGACTTACTTCCTGACGAAGAAGAGAAAATGATGTTGGAAAATAATATTCAAATGGCCTTGCAACAGCAAAGTATAGAGCTAGAGGACGCTATTGATCTTAGAAACGTAAATAACATAAAATTTGCAAATCAATTATTGAAAATACGAAGAAAAAAGAAGCAAGATAGAGATCAACAATTACAACAACAAAATATACAAGCTCAAGCCCAAGCACAACAGCAAGCGGCACAATCTCAAGCTCAATCCGAAATGCAGAAAAACCAAGCGATGATGCAATCTCAAGCTCAATTAGAACAGTTAAAAGCTCAGCTTGGTTCTACGAAATCCCAACAAGACCATCAAATGAAAAAGGAAATCTTGATGTTTGAACATCAAATGAATATGCAGTTAAAGGGCGTAGAGGTTCAAGGTGTACAATCGAGAGAAAATAAAAAAGAAGATCGTAAAGACGAGAGAACAAAAATACAAGCATCACAACAAAGTGAAATGATAGACCAAAGACAAACCGGAAAACCACCAAAGAACTTTGAGTCTGGAATGCCACCTATATCTAGTGGGTTTGATTTGAGTTCTATAAGTATGGAGTAAATTTATTAACTATTATTATATTATATTATGGCAGAAAAAGAAGAGCCAATCGCAAATGACGATACTGGCAAAATCAAAGTAAAAGCAAAAACAGAAAAACAACCAGATGGTAACGAGACGAAAGGAGATGTTACGAAGGTTAAGGAAAAAATGAAAATGAAACCTATTATAGAAGAAGAGTCTATGGTTAAGGTTGACTTAAACAAAACAAAGAGCGAACAGCCTACGGTTAAGGAGGAGAAAGAATCAACACCTGCGTTAGAAGAGATAACGAGTGAAACACTAGAGGAAGTTGCGGAATCAACTCCTGAAGAAGTTGTTGATGCTGTTAAAGAAGCCGATGCTGCTGGGATAGAGTTACCAGAAAACATTCAGAAGTTAGTAAACTTTATGGACGAAACTGGTGGAGATTTAAATGATTATGTAAAGCTTAATCAAGATTATTCAAAATTAGATGACCAAAATCTATTACATGAATACTACAGGCAGACAAAACCTCATTTAGATAATGAAGAAATTAACTTCCTTATGGAAGATACATTCTCATTCGACGAAGATGTAGACGACGATAGAGATATACGTAGAAAGAAATTAGCGCTTAAAGAGCAAGTTGCCAGCGCTAAAGCTCAAATGGAAGAGAACAAATCCAAATACTATGAAGAGATTAAAGCTGGGTCTAAGTTAACTGATGACCAACAAAAAGCAGTTAATTTCTTTAATAGATACAACAAAGAGTCGAAAGACAGCCAAGCGATTTCGAAAGCGCAGCGATCTACTTTTGAAAATAAAACTAATAACTTGTTTAACGATAAATTCAAAGGTTTTGAATATAACGTCGGAGATAAAAAGTTTAGGTTTAATGTAAAAGACGTAGATTCAGTAAAAGAAAACCAAAGCGATAGTGATAATTTTTTCAAAAAGTTTTTGGATAAAAACAATCATTTAGATAATGCTAAGGATTTTCATAAATCTTTATACACAGCTACGAACGCGGATCAAATTGCTAACCATTTTTATGAACAAGGAAAAGCTGACGCTATAAAAAATAGCATAGAAGAAGCTAAGAATGTTGACATGACACCTAGACAATCTCATAGTGAGATTGAAGCTAGTGGAGTGAAAGTAAAAGTGTTAGGTGATACGTCTGAAGACTTTAAGTTTAAAATTAAAAACAATAAATTTAAAAATTAAAAATTAAAAATTAAAAATTATGGCAATTACAAATGGCCCAAATTTAAATAGTGTACCTGCTCCACAGCAACAAACACTATCTACAAACTACCTAGATCTTAATACATCTACTGGTTGGGCACAACAATACTTACCAGATCTTATGGAAAAAGAAGCTGAAGTTTTCGGACCGAGAACTATATCAGGATTTCTTTCACAAGTAGGAGCTGA